TTAGCGGTGCCGGAGGGAGTTTTGGACGAAGAGGGCAATGTCAACAAAAAGAGTTTCGGAGTGATCGAAGTGCCAACGGATGCCGGGAGCGGACAAAAGCCGGAATATATCGTTTGGGATGCCAACCTCGACAGCGCTTTCAAGGAGATTGACAAATTGGTTGAGTTTTTATTTATGACATCCGAGACATCTCAAGCGGCTTTTGGGCTAGATACTCAAGGCGCCGCAGAAAGTGGCCGGGCTTTAAAATATAAGCTTTTGCGCACCATCGCCAAGAAGCACAGAAAAGAATTATATTATGATGTGGCAATCAAAAAACTTTTGAGCGTTGCTTGCAAATTTGCCAAGGCCAACAACTTTACTGCCGGAGATTTAGCATGGAGCGGCGAGATTGGAAAGGTACAGATTGAATGGCAAGACGGCATCATCAACGATGCGATTGAAACACTTGAAATTGAAGAGAAAAAGCAAGCGATGGGGATATCCTCGGATGTTGATATCATCCAGCGTGTTGAGGGTATTAGCGAAAGCGACGCCGAGGAAAAGGTGGCCAAAATTCAGAAACAAAAAAAGGACGCGATGCCATCATTTGCGGTCAACCCTTTCAACAAAAAAGATCCAGCGAATAATCAAGATGGTCAAATATAATTATGGCAAAAAATCCGCAGGGAATTGTGCCATCGGATGCCAGCGTTTCGCTTTTCGATAAAATAATCGGCAAGACTTATTCGGATATTTACTCGACACTCGAAAAGGCCAACCCGGTTGATAAATTCCGCACTCAACAAACTCTTAATCAAATCAAAGGAATATTAAACCAAGCGAATGAGGCAACTCAAGCTTGGGTTAAGGTAAATATCCCCGGCTTTTACGAAAAGGGGATGTTTGAGACTGTCAAAGGATTGAACGCCCGAGGCAGCTCAATCAATATCGACAATTCATTTGCTAATTTTCACAAAGAAGCGATCGAGGCTTTGAGCCGTCAAACATATGCAACTATCGCCGGAGGGATGGCTGGGGTGCAGAATATGGCGAATGTGATGATTAGCAATGCCACTCGACAGGGCGTTTTGGACAAGATTATTAAAGGGCAAATCACTGGCGACACTCGAAAGGCGGTGCAAAAAAGCATTGCGGATGAGTTGAAAAAATCAGGATTGACCGCGCTAGTCGATAGAAGTGGCCGGACTTGGGACTTGAACCGATACGGCGACATGCTAGCCCGAACATCCTTGACGCAGGCTCACAACAGCGGACTCACCAACCGAATGGCGGCCGGTGGGTATGATTTGGTTATGGTTTCTAGCCATTACACCTCATGTGATAATTGCGCCCCGTGGCAAGCGCAGGTTTTGTCATTGACTGGATCAACGCCGGGATTTGATACTTTATCAAAGGCAGAGGGCGCCGGACTTTTCCACCCGAATTGTCGCCACACCTATTCGCCGTACCACAACGAATACTTGGACAAGTCGCAGGTTTGGGACACTGAGCAACAAAAATATGTCAGCATGGATGAAATGAAAGCGAATAATTTTTATAGGCAGCAATTTGAGGTTGTGAGCAAAAGCGAGTCGAAACTGATGGATTATGGGAAGCCAAGCTATATGAAAACTGAGTTGCATGCCTCGACCATCGGTATGAAAAAAACCTATGCCGATATGCCAAATTTAGTGTTGGATGGTAGCCAAGTTTTGCCGAATAATTTGACCGTCCACATCATTGACGACATGGGCAGAAAAATTGAAAGAGCCTATTCCGAATTATCAGACCGGAGCATATTGGATAAAATGCACAGCACGCTGGACGCCAAGCAATATAAAACCCTCGAGGATTTACATGCTGATTTGGCGATCACCGCAAAATCATTGGGCGTCCCGGCTGATCCGTTCGCGGCGAGATTGGCAAATGTTGAAAGCGTATTTTTGAACCCTACAAAAGCGAAGATTGAAAAGTTGGTGGTGCTTGACCCTAAAACAGGCAGCGCCGTTTTTTCGACATCCGGTTTCAAATCTCAAGTCAAAATCCCGAGCGATGTTTGGTCAAAATTCAAAGACAATATCATGGCGCATAATCATCCCAACGGCTCGAGCTTTAGTTTGAATGATATGTTGACGGCCAGTAAGCTGAATGTGTCTAAAATCAGGGCGGTTGGTGATAAGGCCAGCTATGAGTTGGTCAGACCTGTCGGAGGTTGGAACGCCAGCCCGAACGAGATCCGCAAGATGTACCAAATAGCTGCCGATGATATCCAAAAACGATTGCCGGAAGTTATAGCCGGGGCAACGACTGAATTAGCGCAAAGGCAAGCGATCGCGCACGCCATCGTCGAGCAGACATCCGGAGCGCTTGGATGGGAATATAAAAAACTTTAAATATTATGAATATGGACATTTTAGTCATGGATGATGAGACACAAGCATCAAACCCACTCAAAAAAAAGATAGTTTTGCCTAAGTGGATTGATGCACCGATTCCCGGAAAGCCGGAGACTTTTGACGAGGCAAAATCAGAATATAATAATTTATTGGAAAAAATAGGAATCACAGATTTTAAAGATTGCGTCGATGCGATAGATAGTGAAAGCAAGGAAAAGATGTTGGCAGTTGCTAAAACGCTCGATGGCCAACCGGAAATTCAAAGGGCAATGAGACTATTGGCGGGTTATTTATAATTTATTTGCTGTTGTTCTTTTTTAATTCAAGGAGATGCCGATGATACGAAGAATTATTTGCGCCGACTGCCGAATGTTACTGGGGTGCGAGGTTACAGACCGGATATCCCGGACGATGTACTGTAAAGATTGTGACGGGGTTAATTGCCAACCGGCAACCGTTCCGTCATCCGTCGCATTGTGCGACAAATGCCGAGGCATATTAAAACAACACGTGAGGTATTGGAATGAAGATGCGAAAACCGATGGTAATGGTTTCTAAAATTCTATGCCTGGACTGCTCATACAACCCTCCCTGCGGCCGTAAGCCCTGCAAAGAGTGCAAGGCCTACTACCCAAGGGAGGAATTGGAAAAAGATGTTGCAAAATCGAGAAAGGAGAAAAGATGAAAATAGAATATGATGACACTGGCGTCAAAATTCATTTCACTCCGGACGAAACCGCATTGGGTGTTACACTCTTGCAGATGACGGCCGACCTGCTGGAAGATTTGAAAAATTTACCGGAGTCCAGGGAAGTCCGGCAGATGGCTTGGCGTATCGAAGATAAAGAAGCGTTGATCGGACATTCTTAACGGGTAAAACATACCCGCGCCTGCTTAGTCCTTATCCAGGGCGAAGCCACCAATATGGTAAAACATACCGGACTGGCGTTTTCTGGGGATTTCACGATAAAAATCCCCGACCATTTAACTTTGTAATCAACTAATTTTAAAAAAATGGATGTACTAACAGGTATATTTTTTGGTTCTCTGGTTGTTTTTATGGTGTATCTTATCGAAAAATCGTGATATTTAAAGACATAAATAATCCAAAAAATGATGAAATGTTCAGATTCATCTTCATAATCGTCGCGATATTTTGGGTGATCGCATCCATTATTGTGGCCAAGACGATATTTTTATTTTTTTTTAATTAAGCGAATAAAATAGTTTTGGGGTTAGCCCGCTCCCCCGGCTCTTGAGTATCATAAAAACATCAAAAACACGAGAGGGGATTGTGAAATTGGCAAAAAATGAAAAAGGCTTATTTGAGCCAAAAACGCAATCCCCTGCCCTATCGTATGCCTCTCTTTTTTTATATTATCGGCCTATGCAGTAAAAAATAGATATATCTATTATTCGGGGGATAGGGGTCGATAGCGATCGCCCTGTCCCCACCCCTAGCCCCCACCCTTACGCGTGCGACCCACCCCGTCCCTACCCGCTCACAACTCAAAAAGTTTTTCCAAAAAAGTTTTTCCAAAAAAGTTATTGACAAAATTTATTTTTTTATTTGCGTCAAAAAAAAATAGTGTTATAATTTAGGCACGAAGCGGGTTGCGAAAAAATCCGATATAACTTTTAAACCAAAAACAATATGCCAGAAATCACCCCAGCACCAGCACCAGCGACAGAAACACCAACGGCCGGAACTCCGGCGCCAGCGGCAACGCCAGCACCGGCACCAGCGCCAACCCCATCGCATGATGGTGTAATTGAAAAAGACGGAGTGAAATATATCCGCCATGACAGTTACGAAGTAGTCGCAGCAAAAGTGCGAGAGCATACCGCAGCCAACGCAGCGCGTGAAGCTGAGGAAGCGACCCGCAAAGAAGCTGACATGAAAAAGAAAGGTGAGTTTGAACAACTGGCCAAAGCGAAAGAAGAAGAGGCCATGACCTATAAGCAGAAATTTGAGTCATCGGTGAAAACCAACGCTTTGATTTCTGAGGCCATGAAATTAGGCGCTATCGATTTGGACGCTGTAACAAAGTTGACCGACATGAGTAAAATCCAATTGTCAGAGAATGGCGATGTGGATGCGGCAAGTGTCAAGGTAATCGTTGAGGCATTGAAAACTGAAAAAGCATATTTATTTGGTAGCCCAGCACCAACGCCAGCCAATATCGGAAATGCCGGTGGAGGTGGCGCCCCAGACGGAGGCAATGCGGCGGTGAGATCCTTTAAGCGTTCAGAATTGCAAAAGCATGACTTTTTCAAAGCGAATGAGGCAGAAATTTTGCAAGCGTACAAAGAGGGGAAAATCATCGATGATATCGACCCAGCATAAAACGAAAACAAAATTTTATTAGTTAAAATTCAAATAAAATGCCGGAAGTAACTATTGGCATGACAAAGGGTGGTGCATTTGTACCCGAGATTGTCGCAAACAAAGCTCTTGGAGCTTTAGAGGCCGAGCTACACCTTGCCAAAAATGTAGCGCGTGACGCAGATTATACCAGCCAAAAAATCGGCGATGTAATCAAAGTTCCTGTTCGTGGTGCAGTAACCGCAAACAGAAAATTGCAGAATACCAAAGTAACCGTTCAAGACCCAACAGCGACCACAGTCGATGTGACACTCGATCAGCACTGGGAAGTTACCTTTGCTGTTGAAGATATCGTCAAGACGTTGGCAACCGGTGAGCAAGTTATCCAAGATGGGTATATTGCAGATGGTATGATCGCCTTGGCAGAGCAGATTGAAACCGCATTGGCTACCCTAGCGTTGACTTTCACTCACACCCTTGGATCTCAAGGCGTTGCGGTGACTGGCGACCTAGTTAAACAAGCCCGCGCAGATTTGACCACCCGTCGCGCACCTCGAATGGAGAGATATCTGTATATTACTCCGGAAAATGTGAATAACATTGTCGAGGAAGCCGTATTTGTTTCGACTGAGAAGTATGGATCAAGCGCAGTTGTGCAAGATGGTGAACTTGGAAAAATCTATGGTTTCAGAACTATGGAGTCTATTTTTCCGGTTGAAGATGGCAGCCCAGCAACAACTTACAACATGGCTTTCCAAAGAAACGCTATGGTGTTGGCAACTCGAGCCTTGGCAAAACCTATGGCTCCCGGTGTTAAGGTTGGATATGTTGAAAAGGATGGCATTATAATTCGCGTGATTTATTCATACGATGCTGCCAACCTAGCTGATCAAATCACACTCGACACTTTGTTTGGTGTAGCGATCATGCGCGATGACCTTTGTGTCATTTTGAAGAGCTAGTCGAAAATTGAATATAAAAAAGGCATCCTCGTGGGTGCCTTTTTTAGTTGCGTCAATCCCCTTTTGTGATAAAATAAAAACATAACTAAACTATAATAAAATAAAGATGGAAATGTGCTTGAAAGCTCCCAACGGAAACATCGAGAAAAAAAACATTAACATCGCGCAATTCTTTGAGTTAAGGCGGAAAGGGTATAAGCGGCTTGATTCGAGAGAAAGGATTTTTATAGCGCAAGAGGAACGAAGAGCGCTAGAAGCCAAAAAAAAGGGGTTGAGGGATTTCATCAATGTGCATTTTATCTCATCAAATATGTTTGCTTATGACGGATATTCGGCCAGCGCATTATTACTAAAAAAAGATATTGAAAAGCATGGTGTTTTTTTAAATGACGAATATGAGGGTCAAGAAATTTGTTTGAATTACCATTTGCCAAACACACTCGTCTATTCAAAGGCACCAAAAAATATTATCTTTTCGATGTTTGAGACCACAAAATATCCGGAGTTTTGGGGTGAGTGGTGGGCGAAAGCTGATCGCCGGATTGTACCGTCTCGGTTTTGCTCCAATATTTTAAAGAACCAATTTGGTTTGGAATGTGATGTTGTCCCACTTGGCTATGAGCCGGACAAATTTTATTTATTAGACAGGATCCGCCCGGATGATCATATTTTTACATTCTTGCATTTCGACGCTTTTAAATACCGTAAAGGCTGGGATATCGTACTAAACGCATTTGATGATGAGTTTGGTGCGGATGAGCCAGTGCGCCTAGTTTTTAAGACTACCGTGGAAAAAACAACATCGCTTTCAGAATATCCCAAAGTAGAAGTCATTAAAAAGATTTACACGCTGGATGAATTGCGCGATATGATGCAAAAATCGGATTGCTTTGTTTTCCCATCTCGAGGTGAAGGTTTTGGATTGACTCCCCTTGAGTGCATGGCCACCGGCATGCCAATAATTGTCCCGGATCACACTGGCATGCACGAATATTTTGATGAAAGTTTGATGGAACGGCTGGATTGCGTAGGTATAAAGCCGAGATACGACAATGTGGAATTTGCTGGCCTTGATTTAGGCACGCAATTTCAACCAACCATCGCAAGCGTCCGAAAGGCGATGCGGGCTGAATATAACAAATTCAAGTTGGGACAAGGCACCCGGATGATTCGTGAGATGAAGCTGGCGCGCCATGCAAAACGCTGGCAAGCAAAATACACCGCTCAGGGGGTGGCAAATATTATCAAATCCTTAATGCAAAAATAGAATGAAAATTGGCGTCACGCTTTGCGTTTTGAATGAGGAAATATTTATCGGGGCATGCTTGCGTTCTTTACTCAGGCATCCGGAAATCGAAAAAATTGCTATCGTTGAAAGTTGTTGCAAACACAATGAACACCAATGCACACCGGATGGGCTTAGTATCGATGGAACTGCCCAAAAAATTAGGGAAATTATGCAGAACCATCCCGCTGGCCACAAAATATTATTTAATCAATTCGGGTTTTCTAGCGGAAAAAGTGAAGTTCAAAACATTGCGCTAAATATCGCCCGGGATGGCGTTGATTATATTTTGCCAATTGATGGCGATGAAGTATGGAAATACAAGGATTTGCGAGACTTGATAGATTGCGCCGAGGCGAACCCAAACGCCAACGCTTTCACAGTCAAGCCGATCCATTTTTGGAAAACCTCCGACTTTGTCCGCTTTGGTGGAATTTGGGAAACTGAACCGGTGCGACTTTTTAAAAATTTGCCGGGGATAAGGTGGGGCGCGCATGATTTCCCAGTTGAATTGCCAAATGGTTTGCTTATCACCAGCGTCGGGCAGACCATCGTGACAAAAATACCATATTATCATTACGCTTGTATCAAGCCATCCGATCAGATAAAGGCAAAGTTGAAATTTTATAGCCAGCGCAACGGTGAGGAGATCGGCGATGCAATTACGCCTTGGGATGAAAGCCAAACGGATGACGACCCCAGCGCAACCGAGGGAGTTAAACATTTTTATGGCGAACACCCGGAAGAGTTTGTCGCCATCAAATGGAATGAAAAAATATAATTGCAATAATTGCCGGAGAAAAGAAAGTTGTGGAAACCCGCACTTTTGGAAGCTGAAAGACCGAGACCATCATTGCTGTTCAGCTTTCAAGTGTCGCACAATATTACAAACAACAAAAGCAATAATCAATAAAATAATAATAAAATGGAAAAAAGAAAAGTAGCGTTGGTGACCGGATGTGGTGGGCAGGACTCTTATTATTTGGTCGAATTGCTGGCCAATATGGGCTATGAAGTCCACGGCATCCACCGATCAAACAGCGGTGAGAGCTTGCAAGAAGCCGAGGCAAGATTTAGCGCCCCGGTAAAATTGCATTATGGGGAAATGGGCGACACATCTTTGATTGACAAATTGATTGGAGAGATTATGCCGGACGAAGTCTATAATCTAGCTGCACAAAGCCATGTTGGTGCCAGCTTCCAAATTCCGGAATATACGGCGAATGTAAACGCTTTGGGTGTTTTGCGATTATTGGATGCTATCAGAAAATACAAGCCGACATGCAGATTTTACCAAGCGTCAACCAGCGAGATGTTTGGTGCAGTCCAAGAAATTCCGCAGAAAGAAACCACGCCATTTCATCCCCGATCACCGTATGGAGTCGCCAAGCTTTTCGGCCATTGGATCACCGTGAACTATCGGGAAAGTTATGGCATGCACGCATCTTGCGGCATCCTTTTTAATCACGAAAGCCCGCATCGTGGCACCAACTTCGTGACTCGTAAAATAACCAAAGCGCTGGCGAGGATCAAGGCTGGAAAACAGGAGGTTTTGGAGCTGGGGAACCTAGACGCAAAACGAGATTGGGGGCATGCTCGGGATTATGTCATGGCGATGTGGCTGATGTTGCAACAAGATCAGCCGGATGATTATGTCATCGCGACTGGCGAGACTAGGACTATCCGGGAATTTGTCGAAAAGGCCGCAACGCACTTTGGGATGGAAATTGGCTGGGCTGGGTCAGGATTGGAGGAAGTCGGTATTGATAAAATCACAAATAAGATTATAATAAAGATAAATAAAGAGTTCTACCGTCCGGCCGAAGTTGACTTGCTGATTGGTGATCCTAGCAAAGCGAAAACAAAGCTGAATTGGAAGTCGGAATATTCCTTTGATGAGTTGGTCGCGCAAATGTGCTATCACGACAACGAACAAGAAAAAAACAGATTTTAAGACTTTTTTAAAATAAATTTATGTCATTGGAAACAACACCAACCCATCCCCTCGCCGACAGCTATGTGACGGCTGCCGAGGCTGATGCTTACTTAGCGAACCGCAAGGATGTTGCCAATTATACTGCCCTAACCACCGAACAAAAAGAAGCTATCTTGAAATTAGCCACAAAACATATCGACACGCTGAGATTTAGAAGTAAGTCGATGTTTGATGATGCGATGTATTTTCGGCTTGAGCAATCACTGAAACACCCGACCAAAGATGAAGAAATGTTTTATGGGGTTGTTGAGACAGTGGCCACCAAAAAAATCACCGCATCGGCCTTGCGAGATGTGCAGACTTTGCCGGATGATTATTTCAATGGCGGGGCAATCATCATCATTGACGGTGCCGGAAAGGGGAACACTTACAAGGTGGCAAACTTTGTGAGTGCAACCGGCGAGATTGAAACCGAGACAGATTTCAGCCCGGCAGTCGATACGACCAGCCGATGTATTGTCGTTGAGGCGATTGATAAAAAGGTGAAATATGCAACTATCGAGCAAGTCCTGTATTTATCGAATGGCGGAGGCGAAAGGCAGAAAATGCAGAGTGAGGGCGTAAAGAGTTTTAGCATCGGTGATTTATCCGAAACTTTTGCAGATGGCATGATTGGATCCGGCAAGGTTGCGATATCAAACGAAGCCAAGGGACTCTTGAAAGGCATGTGGACTGTAATCGGTCGGCTAACATAAAAAAATGATTGAGACATATTTAAACCAGTTTGCAGTCATCAAGTCCCGCACGGGCTTTGATTTAGAGGGCAAGCCGGTGATATCAACCGGGACGACAATCGGGGTGAGATTCCAAAATATCACAAAGACAATTCGCAATGATGCAGGGATGGAATATGCGATTGACGCTGAGGTTTGGATGCGCGCAGATCAGACGGTTGACCTGGAAGATGTGATTGTATATGGCGGCAGTAATTATAAAGTTGTAAAGGTAGAAATAAAACGAGATTTATCCGGAAACATAAGCCACAAAAAAGCGCTATTAACGAAAACCAACGAATAACTGTTTTTTCTTTTTATATGGGATTTAGTGTTTCTTATGATGGCAGCGATTTATTGCGAGGACTTTCGAGTCTCGACAAGCAAGTCGATAAATGGTGGCTAGTTGCCCGCGAGGAAATGGCGGATAGCTTGTTGTTACTGTCTCGTATGGAAGTGCCACACGACAAGGGAACCTTACAGGCGTCGGCAAATGTATTTTTTGAACCAGCCGAGGACGCAGTTTGCGTGGCCTATAATACGCCTTACGCCGCTTATGTGCATGAGGGGTTTAGGCGAGATGGTAGCCACGCGATCATCAATTATCAAAAGGGGCGCAAAAAGAAATATCTCGAAGATCCGTTGCGGCTGAATATCTCGATGTGGAATAAGATTGGAAAGGAATTTGTGGCCAGTAAATTAACCGGTAAAATATAAAAATATGATATTGCTGAGAAACATAGCGACCTATTTGCAAAATCAAGGCATCGGAACCAAGTCCGTTGATATTTTTATTAGCCGGATGCCTGACAATGTGAATAATGTCGTGATGATCACGCAGACTGGTGGAACCCCAGACAGATATTTACCGCTCCAAGATATCGCGGTGCAAATCTCAGTCCGGGACGCAGTATTTTCGACCGGGTTGGCAAAGGCAAACGATATTTATGATTTATTGCATGGACAAGGTGATGATTTGGTTTTGGAAAGTGACGGTGTTGATGTGATGGAAGTTTTTGCAAATGGACTCCCAGCACAACTTGGGCAAGACGAAAGCAACCGTCATCTTTTTAGTATAAATTTTACTTTCAAGGTTCGGACATTCCTTGAGGTCTTTACATCCACAGAATGGGGGCATATTCTTGGCGATATTTATGAGCAGACCGATTTAATTGATTTGATCAATACAAAAATATCCGGCGCAGAATGGGGGAATATTACGGGAACATTGGCAGATCAAGAAGATTTGACCTTGGTTTTAGCGGGAAAAGCGGCATCAGATCATAATCATGATTTGGTTTATGCAGAAATATTCCATACTCACTCCGAATACGCGCTTGTCGCGCACAATCACGATCTAGTTTACGCCGCAATCGCTCACAATCATGACTTGGACTATGCGGCAATCGATCACAATCACGACTTAGTGTATGCGGCAGTTGCACACGGCCATAATTTGAGCGATTTGAATAATGATGCGGAATTTATCACGGTTGGGGATATCCCGGCGGAAACCGACCCGGTTTTTGCAGCAAGTGAGGCGGCGTCTTTTGTGGCCGGAGATAAAAACAAACTTGATGGCATCGCCGCTGGGGCTGAGGTAAATGTGCAGGCAGATTGGGACGCTGTCAGTGGTGATGCTCAAATTTTGAATAAGCCAGCATTGGGATCGGCAGCAGCAGAGGACACGACCGCATTTGCCCCGGCACTTAGCGCGGATGACAATTATGTAACAGACGCGGAAAAGGTTGTTATAGGGAACACAAGCGGAACGAATAGCGGAGATGAGCCAAGCGCAAGCACGACAGTCGAGGGAATTGTCGAAATTGCTATCGCAAGCGAAGTCAACACGGGAACGGATGAAGCGCGGGCGATTTCTCCGGACGCTTTGGCGGGTTCTAACTTCGGGATTAAGACCGTGCAGATGATTGTGTTTGATTTTGCGACCGATGTGGCTACCGGCGACGGAAAATGCTACTTTGTAGTCCCGTCGGCTTTGAATGGGATGAATTTGGTTGGCGTACACGGCCGAGCGATAACCGCGGGAATAACTGGAACGATGGATGTACAGATTAGGAATGTAACTGATAGCGTGGATATGTTGAGTACAAAATTGACTTGGGATAGTACCGAGGCAGGAACTGATACGGCGACAACTCCGGTGGTTATTGATACCACACACGACGATGTGGCCACCAACGACCTGATTGCTATTGATGTGGACGCCGTTCAGACCACAAAGGCCAAAGGTATGATAATTTCGCTAAGTTTTCAATTGGGCTAAAAAATTAATTAAAAAATATGACCTACATTCCATCAGTGCGAAATTTCGACTTCATCGGCCTTGAAGAATTGAGGCGGGAGGTTGACCCGTATTTTAACGACTTGCACGACGCTTTGACTTCCGCGTATTACGATAATTGGCGGAATGGTTTTTCATCAATTTGGCAAGGGTATGATGTCAAAGCCACGACGGAAGAAAACAAAATCCAATTTGATAAATTGCACGGATTGATTTTTCGTTTACGGGACAAGGCTTTGTATGAACTAAATTCGGAAGACCCGACCCCTTTGACTGACGAAGAATTGGGAATTGATTATCAAGCCACGCTGGACAGCATAGCGCAGTTGGCCAGTGAGGGTTTTATCATTGAATGATAACTTGGATTGAGCCAGTTGAAATAGTAAACACCGTTTATTCATCTTGGGTGGACATAGACGCGTCGGCTTATGTTTCGGCAGGCGCGACGGGAGTTATCTTGCGCGTGGCGGGAGGTATTGACGGCGCGGACAGGTCGGCCGGAATAAGAAAAAATGGAAGTTCCGATAATCGATTTGGAATTGTAACTGGCGTTGATGTGGGCTTGGCTATTTTTGGGGTTGATGATAACAAAATTTTTGAAATATACGAAACTGCTGAAACCCCAAAAATGTATATAGTCGGATTCGCCGAAGATGAGGCTGTTTTTTTTACAAATGGAATTGATAAAACGCCCGCGTCAAAAGGGAGCTGGCAAGATATTGACATATCATCAAGTGTTTCGACTGACGCTGGAAATATTGCAGGTGCAATAATAGAATTAAGGAGGACATCCAGCTTTACTTATGAAATACTAAATACCAGGGCAAACGGAAGTACGGATAATAGGATTTCCGCGAATGCAAGAGCAAGCTGGCAAAAAACGAACCTTGTAAAAGTCGATACCAATAATATTTTCGAATGTTACAGCCAATCGACAGGTTCTTTGATATTTTTAACTGGATATTTTTTAAATGGAGCGAATATAAATTTTAATGTAAATGCTGTCGATGTTTCGCTGGCTGGCATAAATAGCTATACGGATATTCCGATAGGGGCGGAGGCTTCCGGGGTTTTTATGGAAAGAAATACAATAGCGACATCTTTATATATTGGCGATATAAGAAAAAACGGAGCAACGATGGCGGTAACGGACAAGGTAGCTAGATTTAGTCAGGTTGGGGTTGAGTGCGACGCGCTTGGAGTGGTCGAGGGTACTATATCAAATTTAGCGATGGACTTTTTTCTTATAGCAATTACGACAAAGACATCAACATTCACCCCTAAAATAATGATGATAGAATAAAATCATGATAAAAAAAGACGATAAATTTTGGAAAGAGATCAGATGCACCAACTGCCGGAAGCTGTTGGCGCTCGAATATATCTATGCCGGGCGTATTATGATAAAATGTAAGTGCGGGGAGATGAATGTGATCAGTTATAAAACCCCGGTGAGTTTGATTAAAAAGCTCACTAATAATGACGAGTTGGTTTTAAATAGAGATAAATGTTATGAAAAGAACTAAAAAAGAGCATAACGCTATATGCAGAGAGTATTATTATAAAAACAAAATTGAGTTGCGTAAAAAATGCGCAGCTAGGCAAAGAAAATATAGCGCTAAAAAAAGAGAGAGCATAATTTTGTCAAATAACCCAGCGGCAGTCTATTTAAGAGAGTCGCGAAAAAAATTTAAAGAATTTCATGGCATTTCTTGGAACCAAGTGTATAGAAATGGGGAGAACGCCATAAAAGCGGTAGAGCGGGCAGGGAAGAAGTGCGAAAAGTGTGGTGGGAGTAAAGATTTGTGCATACATCATATAGATAATATTGGGAGAAATTGCCTTGAAAAGGGAGGACAGCCAAATGATTGTTTAAATAACCTAGCAGTCCTTTGCAGGAGTTGCCACGCAACATTGCACATGGGACTAAAACAGAAAGGAGGTGATAAAATATGAGCGATGTAGCAAATGTGAAAATTGGAGCATGCAAAATCACCTTTGGCGGCACTGAGCTGGGTCACACAAAAGGCGGTTGCACTGTAAACTATGCACCGGAATATTCCGATATCGTAGTTGATCAGTATGGCAATACTTGCGTTGACAAAGCTTTGGTTGGTGAAAAAATGACCATCAAGGTGCCGCTAGCAGAGACTCAGGTTGCGAACCTTGCAAAGGTTATGCCACTTGGAACGCTAGCAGGGTCAGGCGACAAGCGAGTGACTCTCGGAAGTAACGCAGGCGCAAGACTCGCGTCAAAGGCAGCGGTTTTGGTATTGCATCCATTGGTAAACGACGCATCAAATCGGGATGAGGATGTTGTTGTTTACAAGGCAGTTGTGACCGGCGAAGTTGAATTAAATTACACCGTAGAAGACGAGAGAATTATGGAGGTGGAATTTGAGGCTTTGATCGACACAACCAAATCGAATGGAAATTACCTAGGTATCGTGGGAGATTCAGCAGCTTAATATTTTTTAAAGAGGTGCGCCGACAACGGCAATGACACCCAAATAAAAACATGAAAATAATCAAAACAGAAAGAGATATCACAATCAACGGCCTAAAAATCACAATCAAAAAATTACCCTTGCGAAAAATCATTGGGTTATTGACAGACTTGCAGCGATTACCCGAGCAATTGACAAACATCGACAAACTGCCGTCCGAAAAGATATTGGAAACTTTACCGCTTATTATCGCTGGCATATTACCAGCCGTTTCCGGGGTAGTTGTCAAGGCAGTGGACAACCCGGACTTTACTGAGGACTTTTTAATGGAGTGTGGACTGGATGAAATTATTGAGCTTGTCACTGAAATTTTGGAAGTAAACAATGTCAGTAAGATATTTGAAAGCGTAAAAAAAATCAAAGGGTTGAGAGCGACGCAATAAAAAGCGAAAGCCAACCGATTGAGCAAACCCTTGACCACTTTTTGCAGAGCATCGTTGATGCCTTGGCCAGCAATTACCATTGGTCAAAAAATGACATTCTTGACACCGTTTATTTGGACGAAGCCATTGAGTACATCGACATGATCAAGCGTCGGAAATTGCAAGAAAGTTTGATGCAATTGGCGATCATATCAAACCCGCATATGAAAGAACCAAAAACACTCCAAAATTATATTCAAAACGAATTGAAGAAATTGGAAAAAAGCGGTATGATTGAGTCAACCCCAGAACCTGGGGCTTTCGATAAACTCAAAGCGATTCTTAATAAGCGATAATGTCAAAAATATGGCGCTCGAGGCTGGCAGCGTGATTGCAAAATTTAAAGCCGACATCTCAGATATGAAGTCGGGTATTTCGCAGGTCAAAAGTCAGGTCGGCAGTATGGGCAGTAGTTTCAAAAACGCTGGATCTCAAATGGCCAGTGCAGGCGAAGCCATAGCCACCGGATTAGCCGTTATTGGCGCCGCCATGGCAGTTGTCGGCTATAAAGCCATCAAAGTGACCGGAGACTTGGAAAGCCAGCGTATGGCCTTTAAAACGCTTCTGGGAACGGTTGAGGAAGCCGACAAAGCGATTGAAATGATCAAAAAGGATGCCGCAAGCACCCCATTTGAAATGATGGGATTGATTAACGCCAACAAACTATTGACGGCCGTCACAGGGAATGCTCAGGACAGCGAAAAGATGCTTTTGGATGTTGGAAAAGCTATTGCGGCGACTGGCGGAGGTCAAGAACAGTTGGATCGCATTATCGTCAACTTGCAACAAATCGGATCCGTTGGGAAAGCCAGTATGATTGATATAAAACAATTTGCTTTTGCTGGGATCCCTATTTTTAAGATGTTGGAGCAAAGCACCGGGAAATCCGGTGAGGCGTTGGGTGACATGATTTCAAATGGAGAGATCAGTTTTGATGTACTGAAAAAGATGTTCGCCGAGGCCGGGAATGGCAGCGGAAAATTTGCCAACGCCTTTGTCGATCAGGCCGGGACTTTCAACCAGTTAGTGTCAAATATGAAAGACACTTTTGCCATTTTCTCGGTTGAGATTATGACCAAGACCGGGATATTCGATGGGGTGAAAGCTGGCATCACCCGGGTCATGGACTATTTAGCGGTGCATAAAGATGACATCATCAATTTCATTACAAACACAATTTCGGCGATATCAACTTTCGGGGATAAGGCTAAAGCCTTAATGCAACCGGTGATTGACATAATTGTGCAATTTTTTTCAACAGTCGAAAACCGCAAAGCATTTTTATACGGATTTTTTATCGCAGTCGGCGCCATGTTGGCGGCGTTTGTTATCGGATTTTTAATCGCGCACGCCACAATCATTTTAATATTTACAGGTATCATCGCTGTCGTTGTCTTGTTCTCAAAGATGTGGAATGAAAATTGGTTTGGCATCCAAGAAACAACCGCGACAGTTTTGGGATGGATCCGAGCGGCCATGGATCTTTTCAAGGCCGGGTGGGACGCATGGGGAAAAGACCTTTGGAACGCCGCGAAACTGGCCTTTTCGTCGATTTGGCAATATATCAAATTTGTATTTAATGCAATCACTGATACGATGGCATTTTTCTATCTGCTATTTACTGGACAATGGGGCGCAATGTGGGAATTGATAAAGTCGGCAACGCAGGCGAGATGGAATGATATCAAGGCGATATTCGCAACCGCAATCGAGGGGGTCAAGCAATATCTGAATGGCTTATATGATTTTTTTGTTGGACGATTCACGGATATGTGGAATAAAGCCAAGGAATTAGCGGACAAAATCAGGCACGCGATATCCAGCGCCTTTGATAAAGATGAGCGAAACAGCCCATCAATAGCAGACAGATTGCGCGAAGTTGTCGCCTTTTCGACGGATGAATTGAAAAAAGTGGCTATACCCTCTTTTTCAAGTGAACTCGCATCGAATATCGCCGGAATAACAAGTGGAATAAATTTAACAAGGGATACCCCGGATCAAGTTGGAGGCCAAAAAATAATCAATCAATATATCACGAATAATGTCGCTGACACGCTTGATATTGATGTTTTGAATGAGCGGTTGGCTTTTAATTATAGGAACGCATAAATTTATGATCGCATCAATTGAAATAAACGGGCTTTTGCTGGGGCAATATGTTGGCGGATATTTATTCACCAGACTGAGTGGTTTTGGCTTTCCGGAGGTGCGCGTTGATATACAAAATCGCGGGAATTATCATGGTGCCGCACTAGGCATGCACAAATTCGGGCGCAGGATTATGACGATCGAGGGATATATCCTCGGAACAACTGCCGAGGATTATGATTTAAAACGGCGCCTTTTGTCGTCGGCCTTGAATTATGATGGCGGACTTGTGACCACTAAAATAAACACTCGGGCGGGATTAGTATTACAAGCCGAGACAATTGCTTCAACGGCCTTGGATATGCCATACCAGTCCGGCAGACTGACCCGTGGAGATTTCCGGATCGAACTCGTGGCGCCTTATCCATTTTTAGTCGGGCAAAATGAGCAAACGATATCAATTCCCGCATTTTCAGGCGGAGGGACTGAAATTCCAGCTGAGATGCCGATGTCTTTGGCCAACGGAGACGCTGGAGCGCAGGAAATATCCAACTCCGGCAACGCGAATATTTACCCTATTATCAAAATATATGGGGCAATTGAAAACCCGAGCATCTCGAATGAAACTACAGGGGAAACATTATCTTTGACTTACGATTTAGCAAATGGAGACTATATCGAAATCGATGTTTATAATCGTACGGTGCTGCTTAATGGCACATCGAATATCCGTGGGGCTGCTTCCGGCGATTGGTTGATACTGGCGCCCGGAGCAAACTCGATTAGGACATCGGCAGTGACATACGATGATGACGCCCGCACTGAAATAATTTATAGGGACAGCTACCTCGGAATATAAAAATATGGATTTTAGCTTAATTATTCAAAATGCAGACGCATCGCAAAAGTGGGAGGTTCCTTTCGATAATTTTTCAATTGCCGAGGAATTAAACAACGATCGAACCGGTCAATTTTCTTTTAACCGTCAAATGTTACAGTCGGTTTTGGACAAATTTTCAATCACGCCCTATGATCTTTTTAAGTTGGGATATCGTGAAATATATTTATATGATGCCAGTGGCAATCTGCTTTATTCCGGGTTTATTGATGAGATGCAAACAAATTCGGGCAAGGAGGATGGCGGATCAATTTCAATAAACAGCAAGGGGTTTTTCTCGTTGCTCGATAAGCGGATCACCGAAGAATATAAATTTTATTCATCCACGGATGCGTCGGATATTGCATGGGACTTAATTTCCTACACACAGGCATTGACTTATGGTGATATGGGGATAACCCGGGGAACTGATCCCACGACAGTCAACCGAGACCGTACCTATCGCTTTGAAAATATCAAGACGGCAATCGAAAAGCTGAGTAACAAAGAAATTGTCAATGGTTTTGATTTTGACATAGACACCGGGAAAGTCTTTAATATTTTTTATCCGGAGAGAGGCAGCACCCGAGCAAATGTGGTCGCAGAATATGGGCATAATATTGACGGATATCAAATCAGCGAAAATGGGTTGCTCGGGATGGTCAATCAAATTGTCGTGCTTGGAGAAAATTTTGGAGATGATATCGTCTCAGTCACCCGCGACGCTGATAATGCCTACAAAAATTCTTATGGGCTATTGCAAGAAACTACTAGCGAAAAAGATATTCAAGAAACGACGACATTACAAGATAAGGGCGATAAATATTTGCTCAAGTGGACTTTCCCTAGAAAAACAATAAATATTGATTTGCGCTTTGACTCGCCTTTGTTTACTGATTACCAAGTTGGTGATAAAATTAAAATAATAATCGAGCAAGAAAATATCGACGGAAGTTATAGGGTTTTGCGTCGGACTTTGGATCAATCAGGCAAAGTGAACTTAACCGCATATCCAATATAATGAACGAGAAAAATATTATTGAAATTTTGAAAGGATTTGAAAACAGGATCGGGATGCTTGAGCGTCAAACATTGCGAAATTTAACTTTTCCGTCCACAGGCAAACTGGTTATCCCGGTTTATGTATCACCCCCAACAATACCAGAGAGAGGACAAATATATTTTGATAGCTCTTTATCAAAGGCAAGAATATATGATGGCACTGTTTGGCAAAATTTGTATTAAGATTATGGGCAGGTTAGTGTCAATACCCGGGGCAGGAAAAACTAAACACATCGGCAGATTTAACACTGAGCCAGAGGCGCGAATGGCTATAAAAAAATTTAAAGATAGTAATTTTTAAAATAACCTTATGGCAAAATATACAATCGAAATCCCGGACGAGCTGACAAAATACATGACAGAAAATAAACAGCCCGTTGCTGTATATTTTAAGATTGCGATCATTGATCCTTTGGTAAAAAAATTCAGAGATGGACAGCGAGATATCATAAAAACTAATATTCAAGCCAAAAACGACGCAGAAACCGCCGCACTTAGTGAAATCACATCGAAAATGAAAAACGACATAGAAAAAAGCATCATAATTTCGTAAATTTAAAAATATGCTTCAAACAATGCGCTCGGGCGGAACTCAACACCCCGAGGAAATCATAAATTTTGCAGCAAACCAGCTCATCAAGACTCCGGGCGTAGTTGGTAAAGATGCCGGAGATCTTAATATTGAGCAGCAATCGGTTCCAAACATGTCAGTTTTGATCGCGCTTGGGCATGCTTATTTGCAAAAAGCCGGGGCGGAAATGGTTTATCCGGTCAGGATAACCGCCGATACGACGCTGGCAATTTCATCAAATTCAAGCGGTAACGGCAGAATTGACGCCGTTGTTTTATATATTGATTTGGCAGTCTCACCGGATGCCACGATAAGCAATGTCGCCAAACTTGTCGTAGTCGAGGGCGCGCCGACCGCGTCCCCTACCGCGCCCACCGATAATGATATCGAGGGTGAGATAGGAGCGTCCAACCCATATATGCGACTTGGAAACATTGCCGTGGCTGACGGAGCAATATCTATCACTACCTCTGAAATAACTGACACCCGGACTCAAATGATTTTGGATTTGGAAAACACGATGAACAATGTCAGTGCAAAAACAACTCCGGCAGATAATGATCGATTGCCGCTTTTGGATAGCACTGGATCCTATGTCTTGAAATATCTATCGTTTCTGAATTTAAAGGCAGCTATCGGAAGCTATTTGAACCCAGTCGGAACTATTCGGGAATTTAATGTTGCAACAAACCCAAACACCTTGCTCGGTTTCGGAACTTGGGCAGCGCATGGGACAGGCCGAGTGACCGTCGCAATTGATGCTGGGCAAACCGAGTTTGATGCGCTGGGCGAAACTGGCGGAGAAAAAACGCATACTCTCACTGAGGCGGAAATGCCAGTGCATACCCACATCCAAAATGCTCACTCCCATTCAGTTTATAACAACAGCGACTATACTGATTCATCCGGCGCACAACCAAAACCAAGAAGCACAACCGGAGACCAGAATTATTCGACATCCAATGCCATAGCTACAAACCAAAACGCGGGTAGTGGAGCAGCTCATAATAATTTGCAGCCGTTTATCATCGTTCATCGTTGGGTGCGCACGGCATAATTTTTAATCAAAACCAATATGCAAAAATGCCCAAAATGCGGCTACGAAGAACCGCGCACGCTTAAAATTTACAGCCAACTTGATTATCCAAAGGTATTTTTAGGTAATAGCAAAGATTGCACTATCGCAAGCGATGGATGCCTTTTGACTTCGATAACGAGCGTCTATCAATTTTTGACCGGCAAAGAGATCACCCCGCCGGAAATGAATGAGCGACTGAAAAAAGCTGGATGTTTTACTGGCGCATCGCTTATTTTGCAAAAGGTTTGTGACGAATTAGATTGGGAATATAAGGGCGTATTTAGGAACATCGGAGAGGCGCCGGAGGATATGGGTATTAAGACCCCTACCATAAAAGAAGTCGATTATTCATACCGTGCCGGGAAACAACAGCACTTTGTTGTTAGAGTTTATGATCCGGCTGGAAATTATATCCTCGATCCGTTGGGAGGAATAAAGCGTGCCATAAATTATTATGAAAAACTTGTGCATGACGAAAACTGGCGAAGCAAATATTTTTCCTATCGAATTTTTAAAGCGAAATAAAAACCATGGAAGAAACACCACAGCGACGAGCGGATGACCACAATAAAATCAAAAAAGTATTGCAAAATGAGATCGCGCAGATTGTCGCTATCGTGGCCGTTGTTTATTCATTTATCGCTTTCGTGATATTCCCGATCAAGTCGATTGAATATGATATCAACAATATCAAATCAAATCACTTACATACCATCGAACAGAGTATGGGTGAACTGAAAACATTGCAGGAAAGCGAGACCAAGGAAAATTCAGCGGAACATCAGATAATTACAAAACAGCTTGAGCGCACCGCCACCATCCTTGATATGCACTTAAAAAATATGGATAAATAATATTATGGAAAAATTTTTCAAAAGCCCGGCCGGCCGACATGTCTCGTCTTTTATAAAAACCTTTGTTACTGTTTTTCTGGGGATATGTGTTTACGCCGATACGCAAGGGGTTGATGTTTTTACAAATCTTTTTTTGATATCAGCCTTGAAATCATCAACTATCTCACTTTTCCGCACCGGGTATAAATTGCTTACTGAGAAATAATTTGATATACTGGTTTTAGGCATCGATGCTAAACTTTCTTTTGCACGAAAACCCCATAAAATGGGGTTTTTTTGTTGGACTTGACGGATATTTTTACACTGTTATACTGAATATAAAGGTTAGCAAACCTTACTAAAAAAATAAGAACGAAAACAAATGGAAAAGAGGTGTAAACCATGAAAAAAAGAAATTTTGATTTTGTCAGTGAGCGCATGGAAATGTCACGACAATATCGGGACTTGACTTGGGAAGAATTTTGTTTGATATTCGATTGCGCCCTCTTACAATTAGAAACCCCGGAGGCGGTCGGAATATTCAAACCACAGCTCACGAGTATGGTCAATAATATCGCCACACTTGTACTCACTATTAAAAAGATTAACAAAAAATAAAACTATGCACGAAACATTGCACAGTGCGATGGAGGATCCTCGGTTTTTAGAGTGTAAACCGAGACTCACATTGAACGCCAACACGATTGTCGAATTGGGTTGGAAAAAAATTGATCAAGACAAGGTTGAAGATTTAGAAAAGTGTGTTGATTTTATCCCGTGCAAAATGTACCCGCAAGGTGCGTGGCGCGAGGATGGTGAGATCGGTCACGATTTCTGTTACCGGTATTTTATTGATAATGAATAAAATTATGTCAAAATATAAGGTGATGCGGATCGATATTGAAAACGATGAGGTTACGGAATTTGAGAGCGAGGCGGATGATGACATTAAGGCAATGATGAATATATTAAAGTCAGAGGGGTATGTCATTCACCGAGTCGATGAAGCCACCGGAGATCTAAAAAAATTATTCTTAGAATAAATTTATGAGTATATTTGGATGGATCAACGATGCGATCACTGATCCGGAACTCAGACACTTGCGAGCGACCGGCGGAAATTTCCGCGTCATCGGCTCCGGCCAAGCGATAGAGATGTTTGGTCAGGCGGCGTGGATGATTGCCGATCAAAGTGTTGACGGATATATTGGGGAACAAAACGGCACAGATTTCTATTTAGGGCAAAAACTAATTATTAAAAACAAAGACGATGATAACAGTGATCAAAAGACCCGAAGAGGGACAAGTGATAAAAAGCGACGAGCTGGGATTTTCCGGTAAGGTACTACAAGTGCATAGTCATGCCGATTGCTTTATCGGGATGCAGGCATCACAGATGGAAAAAGAAAATGAGATGCTACACAAGCAACTCGGTGACGATTTCCGGGAATTATATTTTGAAGTCACCATCGAGGTGATCAGCACAGACCCCGAAAGTGAATATGCAGGTGAAAATTTGGTCATTCTCACCTGGGATGAATTTCAATCTTGCACAATAATTTAGTTATGATAAGATTGATAAAGGTTACTAAATAATAATAACAAAAACATGACACAACAAAACGGACTCCGGAAAGCGGAGAGGCGAAAAGCCAAAATCCGAGTTGGCCTTGCAGGGTCAAGCGGAAGCGGGAAAACCATGTCAGCGTTGAAGCTGGCGAAAGGGTTAGTCGGAGATTGGTCGAAAATTGCCATCCTCGACACAGAGCATGGATCGGGTGATTTATACTCGAGCCTCGGGGATTACAATGTGAGACCGCTTGAGGCGCCTTTCACCCCGGAGAGATATATCGAAGCGATTGAAGAGTGTGAAACCGCCGGAATGGAAGCGATAATTATTGACTCAATCACCCATGAATGGGATGGAAAAGGTGGCATCTTGGATGTGCATAGCCAAATGGCTGGCAACAGCTTTACTAATTGGGCGAAACTAACCCCAAGACACAACAAGTTTATTGAAAAGATGTTGCAATCCCCTGTCCACATCATCGCGACGATGCGGACTAAACAGGATTATGTTTTGGTTGAAAAGAATGGTCGCCAAGTCCCGGAGAAAGTTGGATTGAAAGCCATCACCCGAGACGGTGTTGATTATGAGTTGACCTTGGTTTTGGATATTGACATCAAGCACATGGCAGTTGCGTCAAAGGATCGAACCGGGTTATTTGCTGGGAAACCGGACTTTGTTATCAGCGAAGAGACGGGGTCAACGATCCGGACTTGGTGCGAGAGTGGTGCCGCCAGCATGGTCGAGGTAGAAATGAAAGAAAAGTCCGAGGCGAGAATTGCTTTGTCAGCGATATTAGCCGAGATGGGTGGGACTGAGGATTGGGTCATTAAAACATACGGAGATTTGCAGACGATGCCAGCCAAGAAAATGATGTCAATCGTCACTCAACTCCAAGAATTGCAAGCCAAGCGCAAAGCCGACGCAGCCAAGAAACCAAAGACAGGCGCTCAAGTTTTAGAGGAAAAGAAAGCGCGCCAAGCGGAAATTGAAAGCGTTGACCAACCCGTCGCCCCGGTCGATGGCGAAGTTGAAGATGTGGATATCGACCAAGTAGAATTGCCAGCGTAACTAATAATCAATCAATAACTACTGGGATTGAAAACCGCACCAAAATTTATGATAAGAATATGAAAGTGAGCGCAGACAGCAAGGGAATTGATGTTTTGGATTATACTTGCGATTGCGATAACTGCTAATACTATGGAACAAGAAAAAGGACTCATTGAAAAAATACGGTTCTATCTGAATGATACCAGCAAGGTCGCAGAGGCCTTGCTGCTCATCCGGAATACCGAAAAAATACTTGAAGAAGCCAAGGAAAAGGTCAAGGAGCGTGCGGTTGAAATTATGGATCAAAAGCAAATTGACTTGATATCATACTCAATCACCGATCAAGAAACCGGCGAGATCCGGGAGTGGGAGGTCAAGCGGAGTTATGGATCGCAGGCCAAAGAGTACCGGCCAGAAAATGTTTTTGAGGTATTGGGCGATGACGCTTTCAAATATTTCAAAGTTGGCAAAGTGAAGCTGGAAAAAGACCTCGCGAAACTGTCCGCCAAAGGTACGCTCACAATGGAGCAAGTGACGGCCGCAGTCCGCGACCCGAAAATCACCCAACGCAAAGGCGCTGGGGTGGTGATGCGGGAAGTAAAAGAAAGATAATTAAAATAAATTTACAAACGCAATGAATATAAATAAGTGTATTTTGGTCGGCCGAGTGTGTCACACACCGGAAATGACAACAACCAAAACAGGTCAGACCGTGGCAAAATGCTCACTCGCCACCAATTCAAGCTGGAAAGATAAAAACACCGGCGAGAAAATCGAAAAAACCCAATTCCACAACATCATTATGTGGGGCAAATTAGCTGAGATTTTTGCCCAATATGTCGTTAAGGGTCAAGAAATTTACATCGAGGGACAGATCGAGACAAGAAAATACGAGGGCAAGGACGGTACGACAAAATATGTGACCGAGATTATCGCCAGTCAAATACAGATGGGGCAAAAACCATCCGGAGCCGGAGCCAATAAATATCCGGATGAAAGCACCGCGCCTATGGCGACGCAACCAGCCGCTCAACCGCAAGCCGCCGTTCCAGTCGAGCCGGTAAATGAGGTTACTGGGATTGATCCGTCAAAGATCCCTTTTTAATTGTTATGGCTGTACCAAACAATCATCCACTTGCGTTAATTATGAAGTATGCCAGCCTCCAAAAATGGACTAAGGTGGCGCTGAACCGCACGACCGGGGAAATATGCCTCGCTCGGGGTAAAGACCGCGCCATCGTCCATTTTGGACGCCTGGGCAAGCTTACAATCACCACTTGTATTGATCATCCATATCAAGGCGTCACGGTTTTATACCGCGAAGATGTTTATTTTCCCACGCTGAGGGCTATCATGGCCGATCCGCGCTACCATTCCGGGAGAGGCAGGCACAAGTCGGTCAGGACTTTTGAAGAAAAATGGGAAGATTTGCACAGATTATCCACAGTTGACAATAAGGGGCGCGGTGATAAAATAAAATAAATACAGTAACCAAAATACATCTTCACATGAAATACCTAGAGTGGTTTTCAAGACGCCTTTTGTGAAGATGGGCTATTGGACACCAATCTAGGTTTTTTATTTTTTAATTTTAATTTATATGGCAGAACAAATACTCACAACAAAGCAAAAGCGTAACGAAATTTATCAATTTATCCAGCATGAAATCATCGAAAAGCCCGGAGAAAAATGGCAAGAACCGATGAGTAACTTATTAAAAGATTATGCCAAAATAGTGCGAGCCGAGCAGCCAATAATCCCGACGAAAATAGTGATTAAGGAAAAGATAGTTTACAAGACAAAAAAAGAGACCGAAGATAATTATTGGGGGTTATAATAAAATGGAAAAAATAACTGGGTGGATAAAATTGTATAAAAAATTTATGGACTGGGAGTGGTATGATGATCCAAATGTAAAATCAGTTTGGTTGCATATTTTATTGTCGGCGAGTTGGGAGGATAAAGAGTGGCGTGGCATTAAGATAAAAAGTGGTCAATGCATTTTTGGGAGAATTGAGTGGTCGGAAAAACTCAAAATTTCCCAGCAAACAATGCGCACTTGCATAAATAAGCTAAAATCAACCAGCCAAATAACCATCAAATCAACCAACAAATATTCAATTATAACCGTGTTAAAATGGAGTGATTATCAACCATCTAAAAAAAATCAACCAGCAAATCAACCAGCAAATCAACAAATCATCAACAAACCATCAACCACATCTAAAGAAAGAGAAGAAAGAAAAGAAGAAAAAGAAGGGAAAAAAAATTTTTCAAAAAACGAAAGTCAAACCCCCGGCACGCTATCGCTGCCGAGGTTTGACCCGGAGTCAGCAGTACCGGGTAGGGTTTATGTCATGCCGGAGGATATCCAACGGGCGAGGGAGGCAACTCAAAGGGCTAGGGAGAGAAATAAACAAATATCGCAAACAAAATGATCCACAAAAAACTAACCAAGCTTAACGGACTATCGAAAGAACTTGAGCGTAAAGTCGTTGGATCGATAATCAACGACTTTTCCAAGGACAAGGCTATCGAGCTGATAAATTCCCTCAACCAGACTGATTTCCAATTTTTTAGCAAACCCTTTGAAATTATCAAGGAGTCGGTCATGTCACGAAACACCATTGGGTCACTACTCACCCACGCAGAGATCCGGGTGCATGATTTCGTGAATATTTACTTAACCGGGCAAGACTGGAAAAGGGCAGTGGATGAATTGCACCGGGTGAGTATGGCGATAAGCTATATTAAAAAGGCTTACGGATCGATTGAGTCGGTTGAATATAAAAATATTGAGCAGAATATCGCGGATCATATCGGCGGGCTATCCGAGTTGTCGATATTCTCCGGCAATACCGTTGGAGCCAAGGACGGAGTAAGGGAATATGAAAAAAATGAAAAGGAAGTTAGGGCGAGACTAGCCACCGGTGAAAGTTATGTTGGCATGTCAACGGGATTTGATAACTTGGATTTTATTTGCGAGGGCATATTGCCAAGGACACTCACGATTATCGGCGGATATTCCGGAGCAGGCAAAACATCCTTGGCGATAAATATCATGGCCAATATTTTAAAGGCTAAAAAGCGGGTGGTGATGTTTTCCCTGGAAATGGGGTCAAATGAAATTTACATGAAGCTGATTGCCTTACTGGCCGAGATCAACCAGATGAAAATGCTGAAAGGCGATTTGACGCAAGCCGAAATTGAGAGGATCGAAATAGCCAAGGCACAGGTTTACGAAATGGAGTTGACGATTTACGACAATATGCGGGATATGCAGAAATTACGGCTGGCAATGATTAAAGAATCCTTGTTGCGCAAACCGGCCTTGTTCGTGATAGACTATTTGCAAATGATTTCGGACTTGAGATTTAAGACTGCCATCGAGCGGATATCCGCCAATGTGAACGAATTGAAAGAATTGTGCCGGATGCTGGATATCCCCGTGATCGCGATTTCATCAATTTCCAACGAGTCCGCAAATGCCAAAAATAGCGAGACTGGGGGCTACAAGGGCAGTGGAGACATTGAATTTACATCGGATTTAGCGATTAAGCTCATCAACATCGATGATCGGGAAACGCGAGACCAAAAGAAACGAGAGCGTCGGCCGGTATTCATTGACGCTTTAATTACCAAACAACGATTTGGGATTACTGGGTCGGTGCAATTAAGTTTTGACGGATATATCGGAAAATTTAAAGATGGACGATAAATTTTAAAAAACTATGAATAATTTAAAACAACAACGCAAATTGCTAATTTTGGAGCTTAGGCGCACAAATGACCAAAAAATACAGGATGAGATTAAAAAAGAGATTGATTTGATCGAAGAGGAAATGTGCGAAATTTCCCCAGCAACACCCTATTTTTAAGGCATTTGACATAATTTATTAACCATCATAAACTATGATAAAGGCAACAAAAACCATTGTAAAAACATCTGTACTCGCCAAGGCCTTATATGGCAAAATACGGCTTGAACACAGCCCCGAGAAAGGATTTATCGTCACCTTTTGGATTGTGAAACTGCCCTTTTGGATCGGCTGGGAAATGTTTGACCGGGTGCATGAGAAATTTGCCGAGATTGTAAAAATTAAAGAAACCAAGAAAAGCAATGGAAAACAAGAAACTCTTAAACATAAGCAAATTCGCTGAGTTATCCGGTGTGTTTCACAACACGATCCGAAATTACCAAAAGCGTGGCGTGTTACCGGATCGGCGCAACCCGCTCAACAACTACCGGGTGTTTACTTATGCCGACTTAGAAAAATTTAAAAAAGTGCTTAGCGGGGAGATCAGAACGAAAAAATAGCGGTAATTATTAACGCAAACCCATGAGAATTTATTTTCTAGCGGTTATCGTAGCAAGCACCATCATCGTTTTAGCCCATAATATCTGCCAATAATCAAAACAAATCAATGCAAACAACCCATCAAAAAATATTAAAAGCTTTCCTCCGTCAGCCAGACCGCTCACAATGGCGCAGGACGATTGATTTACTCTCAGACACATCAATGGGCATTGAAACCCTTATCGAGGCACAGCGCTTAATTTTAGAAGCCTCAGCCCTATTCCCGCAGATGATTGAAGTCCGCGAAACGGGTGAAGACACGCTTTTCAGATTTAGGGCTGAGGCGTTGCCGGATTTTTTTGATAGTTTGCCGGATTATTTGCAGACCGTGATCATAGCCGAAATTGGCGCCCCAAAAAAACAGGGCGAGCTTTTTAATTCGCCGATAACCCAATCCGAATAAAATTATGATCGAAATTATCGTTTTTATGGTCGTGATGTGTGCAATACTTTACTGGACGATTTGGGCATCTCCAACGGCCAAATCTGTCCGGGAATTGCAAGAGCTGAACGCGCTGATCAATGACATGAATGAGGGGCGGATTTCTGATCAAAAGGCGCTGGATATTATCAAATCCACTACATGGCATATTCATAAGAAAAAGGCTTTGTTGTGGAAAAAACTAATTATATTACGCATTGACTCATTAAAAAAAATACATGGAAAATTTAGCGATAGGCCTTGCAATTGTAGCGAGTGCGACACTGAGTTGCACCCAGTCCGCATGCCAATTAGTCGGATCAAACCCAGTAGAATTGGTCGAGATAATCAAAATAGTTAATAATAATACAGTGACATTTTTAGCGTTTTAAAAATATGAATAACGATTTAATGTTTTCCAGTAAGACAGATATGTGGGCTACTCCGCAAGACTTCTTTGATAAATTGAACAAGGAGTTTGGGTTTAACCTTGATGTGTGTGCTACCGCAGAAAATGCGAAGTGCGCCCGCTATTTCACCGAGCAAGATGATGGATTAAAAAAGGATTGGGGGGGGGCTTTATGTTGGTGCAATCCGCCGTATGGCAGAAAGATTGGCGAATGGGTTAAAAAAGCGAGTGAAAGCGATTTTTGCGTGATGTTATTGCCCGCCCGGACTGATACGCGATGGTTCCATGATTATATTTATGGAAAGACAGAAATAAGATTTTTAAAAGGACGATTAAAATTCGGTGATAGTAAAAATTCTGCCCCATTTCCGAGTATGGTTGTAGTTTTTAGAAAATAAAATGAGCCAAAACAAGTGTAAAGTTTGCGGAAAAATATTTATTGCCCACAGTTCGGCAAAGAAAATTTGCGGGACTCCGTGTCACATCAAGCTTGCGCGGGAAAAGGAAAGATATAAAAAAATAATTAAAAAATAAGTATGGAAACAGAACTTTTGCAACAAATTCATAGTCGCCTTGGTTGGATTATTTTTACCCTTTGGGTTTTAATTATTTTTAAATAAAAGCATGCAAACAGAAATTTTTACAGCCGTTGACAAATTATTTAGCGGACAAGAAATCAGAGCGGACTTTAATGTCAGACCCGGAACCCATGACCCGAATATCGTGCAGGAAATTTGGAACCAACATTTTTATTCCGGTGCCGGGTATGAGATCAAACCGGGCGATGTTGTCGTCGATATTGGTGCGCACATCGGATCATTCATGGTGTGGGCGATAATGCAGGGGGCAGACGTAAACGCGTATGAGCCGGACAAGGATAATTTTGATTTGCTCGAAATGAATACGCGAGCGAACGCAAAAGATCGGGGTGGAATACGGCTATATAATAAAGCGCTCACCGGAACCGCAGGAGAGTATTTTATTGATCACGGGGCAACAGGCCAACTAAACACCGGAGGCTATTCGGTAAGCGAAAATCCATTTGGTGAAAATGTTGAGAAAATTGAAACATGGCCAGCCGAAGCAATATTCGAGAATGTGGATAAAATTGATTTTTTAAAGGTTGATTGCGAGGGCAGCGAATATCACATCCTAGCAAGCTTCACGGATGAGCAATGGGCTAAAATTGATAAAATTGTGATGGAGTGGCACATTGATTTTGGCTGGGCGGAAAAGTTGCGAGACTTATTGGCAAACAAAAATTTCACCATTACAGAATTTACACTTAACCCCGATGCGGTAGTCCCTATTGGACGATTGATGGCTAAAAAATAAATTTAAAATATGAACCACAAACAAAAGCTAAAAATGGCTCGCAAAATGTTGAGCCGTGAAGAAGTATCCCGCGGAGTGTCGCCGTTTATGAGCGATGCGTGGATGAAAAGAGCAGAGTCAAAACGTAATAAGCAATTAAAGCAAAGGGCAAAATAAAATTATGCAATTACAATTGATTTATGACGAGTTAGCACAAAAAAAAGTCGAATGTCGAGAGTACCTAAAAAATTTCAAAGATGAATTAACAGTCAATCCGACATATCAAACGCTTATCAATGACATGATGGAATTGAGGAATAAAAAGAAAGCGATTGAAGACGCAGTTGCCGCTGGCCTTGGAAAATTACCGGAGCTGATTGAAGAGGCGAAAGCCGAGTTGGTCGATAAAAAGGAGGCCTTGGACATGGCGGCAATCGGCCAGCTAATGATTGGGCAGACTGTTGAAGTGACAGACAGAAAGGGTAATGTTTATGACCCGATTTGGAGCGTGAGATTTAAGCGGCGAAAAGTTAGCGGATCGTATGACAAAAAGACCGAGGCTTTCATCCCGAACGGTATAGATATATAATCAAATTGAAAAACGGCAACGGTCAATTAAAATCTTTTCCCGATCATGCCGTTTTTCTTTTTTCAAACCTTGGCAAACATTAAAAAAAGTTATACAATACAGATGGGAACACACGCCCCGAAAGATGAGGGATGGGAGAAAAAAGCAATGTGCTGGATTCTCAACTTGTGACGCTAACGTCCCTTTTGTAGTTAGTCGCTATGATAGTCCAAAGGGTGTGTGTGACCAAATATAATAAATAAAAAAAAAGAAATGATAAAGCAATATATCTCTCGCGACCTTTACCTTGCAGTTTATTTGGATTGTGTCGGGCATGATTGCAATTTGGAAAAGGAGTCCGGAGATGATCGTTTCTCTTTTATTTTTGAAGATACCGACAAGCTCAAAGACGATATGAAAAAATACGATTGTCAAGATGCGTTGGTTGATCCGATGAAGTTGTTTATCTCGCTCAAAAGAATGAAAGCGAGAATGTTCAATACATAGAAATGACAGAAAGCGAAATACAAAAACAAATCCTTGAATATTTAGCCCGGCATCACGACTGTTACAGTTGGCGCAATAATACTGGGGCGGTCAAGGCAAATTATAATGGCAAGGATCGTTTTATCAGATTTAGCGAGAAAGGTAGTGCCGATGTGTTTTTTATATTAAAGGGCAAATTTTATGCGGTCGAGGTCAAGAAAAAAGGAGGCAAACAAAGCGAGTCGCAAATCGAATGGCAAAAGAAAATTGTGGCAGTCGGCGGAACATATATTTTGACGGATGATTTCGCTGAGTTCGCCGAGTGGTTTGATAAGCTAATAAATAAATTAAAATAACCAAAATGGAAGAGACGACAATCGCATCCGAAGAGGTTGCAGCAAATGAGGCCGCTGAAAAAGTTGCCGAGATTGCAAAAGAAGTGGTCAAGGAAATTGTGAAAGAAGTTGAGCATGTGACCGTGCAAAGAGTGGACAACGGATTTATCATCGTTTGCCCAACTCGAAAACACAAAATTGCAAATAACATTAAAGAGGTTATTGCAATCATCTCAGCTGATTTTGCTGCTTAGTTGAATATTACTATCGGCGACAAACTCCCTTTGTCGCCGGTGTTGATTAACAACGACATGAAAACACGGCTAAAAAGACTCAACCGCAACGAGTTATTCATAGCGTATTGCACCACGGACAGCGGTCGGAAAAGAACCGTGGCCGATGTTGCAAGGATGTATGGTTTGAGTAAACTCACGCTCGAGGAAATTTGCACCAATGAAAAATGGGTTGAAAAACGCAAGAAATTTGAAGAGGAGCAATTTTTATCTTTCAAAGAGTCCCGCGCAAAAATTATTGAGCAGACCGAGCAAAAGCAATATGAGATTTGGAGCAACGCTTTGAAAATGCTCGAGTGGGAATTGGCGCTTATCCGGAAAAAACAGGAACGATGGGAAGTAACCACATCGGTTGATCCTACCGGGAAACTGGCCAGAAAAGTCGGGGCGTTTGACCAGCGCCAACTTATGGAGTCAATGAAAGTGGCGGTCAACGGATTCAGAGTCACGCTTGGATTGCCGACTGAGATCACCAAGGGCGAGATGACAAACACCAATAAAAACATCGATGTGATATCAGACGAGGAAATTGCCGCCGCTGATGCTCATGTTGATAGGCTTGAAAATCAAAAAAATGAGACGATTGCGAATACAACCACTGATCCAACAGCTGGGCAAGGAGAAAGCCCGGCAGTACCTACGCCATCGGTTTAGTCGCAAGACCCCAGAGGCATTTTGGGACTTTGCCTATGTAGCTTTTGGCGCAAAGATGCCGGACTCATCACCGGAGATGCACGAAGCCATCATCTCGGATCTTATAAAAAACGACTCGGTCGATTGTGGGCGCAACGCTTTTGCCGCCCCTCGAGGTGGCGCAAAATCAACACTCACCGGCACGATGTACGCGACTTGGATCGGGGTGAATGGGTTTTTTAAAAGTGTTGTCTATGCATCCGACACTTATAAAAAAGCAATAAAATTATCATCCCCTATCCGTAAAGAAATTGAGGGCAATAAAATACTGATGTGGCTTTATCCGGAAGCAAAAAGCAAGGAATGGGGGAAAGAGGGATTTTTAGTGCATGGGATTTTAAACGACACATATTTCATGCCCGTTGGTTCCGGAATGAATGTGCGTGGTATTTCCGAAAACAATGCCCGCCCGGAATTAGTCTTATTGGATGATCTTGAAAATCTTGAAATGGTTTATAGCGCAGAGCAACGCAAGAAGCTCAAAGATTGGCTGGATTTCGATGTTGAGCCGGCCATGGATCGATACCACCGCAATATCGTTTATGTGGGGACACTTTTACACTATCATTCCCTACTGAGCATTATTTTAAAAAAGGAGGGAAAATATAAGTCATGGAACACCAGGCTTTTCAAGGCAATCGATGAAAATGGCAAGAGTTTTTGGGAGACTCGTTTTTCCGCAAACTATTTGCGGGAGATCCGCGACAACCCGGAGCATCCGGATTATGTGGGGAGTATAGTTTTTGCGCAGGAATATCAAAATGAGCCGCAAGATGACAAAGACCGCATTATCAAGGCCGATTGGCTGAAATTTTACAACTATCACCAGATATGGACAGGCATTGAGGCCGAGAATGATTTGGAGCGTGAAAAAGCGTGGCTCAAGCCTCTTGAGATCACCGGCGGAGTTGACCCCGCGATATCAGAAAGCGAGTCGGCCGATGAGTTCACTTTTTACACATTTGGATATGACCCAGTCACAAAAAATGAATACATGCTTGATTTGGTTATTTTAAAAACCAGCGATCCGGCCGAACAAGTGAGGGCGATTGCTGACGGTATAGAAAAATGGAGGCATAATATTGTCGGCGTAGAAGCGGTGCAATATCAAAAAGGACTGCAAAAACTTGTCCAGTCAGAATTGCAGGCGCGCAGGATTTACGGCGTGACTATCCGGGCGATAAAAACTGATAAGGATAAAATAAGAAGAGCGCGCATCCATAGTGTCGCGTTTGAGGCTGGTTTTATCCAATTGCGCACGGATCATCCGAACGGGGAAAAGATGCGTGATCAAATTCTTGAATTCCCACTTGGATTACACGACGACCGTTTCGATGCTTTAATGTTAGCGCGTGAAGCAAGACAGAAACCAAAGGCTCGGGCATTTGCTAAAAAGCCAAATGGGTTTTAAAATGAAAATAACTAATAAGCTTTAAAAATTATGTTAAAATTTCCACCCGCAAAAGATATCCAACGCTTAAACGATTACGAAACAAACGAAAAGATTTTTTTGGGCGAGCATTTTGATGCTTTCAACATCATTACCGGTGGAGAATTTAAAGCCGAACTCAGCAAACTCGATCGATTGAGATATGTGGCGGTCAATTTCGGTGGCATGATTTCAAAGCTTTCGGCCGACATGTTGTTTGAGGAGTTTCCAAAAATAACCATGCCGGAGCAAGACGAATTTATCCAAGAACTTATCGAGTCAAATAATTTAAAGACTCAATTTTATGAGTCAGCTCTAGAAAACAGTTATCGAGGCGATGCCATTTTCCAGGTCAGCGGGCTGGACAAAAAAGTCATCATTGAGGATTTGAACCCGGGGACATATTTTGCCGAATATGATGAAAGCAATGTGAGACGCGAGCCGAAGTCACACAATTTCGCATGGAAAGTCGGTATTGGTGGACTCAACGCCTTGACGGGGAGTCAACGATTGGGAATGTTTTTGAAAAAGCACTTGAAAGGGTCAATTGAATATCGCCTTTATGAGATAGACAGCGCCGGGACAGTACTCGGAGAACTCACACCAATTTCGGCTTATTTTCCGGATATCGTCAACCCCATTGAAAAAACAAATGTAGATGACTTTTTAGTCGTGCATGTTCCAAACTATCGCGTCAATTCGCGCTTTTATGGTATTTCGGATTATAAAGACCTTATTTCCCTATTCACCGCAATTGAAAATCGCGTCACCAAAGTGGACAATATTTTGGATAAGCACGGCGATCCTATTTTAGCGGTGCCGGAGGGAGTTTTGGACGAAGAGGGCAATGTCAACAAAAAGAGTTTCGGAGTGATCGAAGTGCCAACGGATGCCGGGAGCGGACAAAAGCCGGAATATATCGTTTGGGATGCC